CCAATTATCCCACCTCCGATTTAGGATAAACTACTACATTTTCTACACCTGTATCATTTGCAATAGCTATATTAATCTTACAATTATTTTCAATGCATTTAATGCTTAAAGGATAAACCTTTATTTCTTCTCTACTTATCATTCCAGCTCCACAGTTTACAACAGCACTACATTTTATAATTGGTTCAAAGTATGGATGAACTTTTACCTCTTCACTACATACCATACCTCCACCACAATAGACCATACTTTTATCTAGTATTATTGGTTCTAAATAGTGTAATAAGTGAGCAGGTTTTACTCTTTCAATCATATCGCTACAATCTAAAAGAGTTTTATAGTCACAGTTATTTGCTATAAAACTCAATACGAATGTAAATTCATCACTATAAACTTTTATATCTGTTTCTGATTTTGTATATGCCTCACATATACTTTTTATAACTTCAATAGTACTAGTACCTCTGCTTCTCATTTTAGCTTTTATATTGCTACGTCTTGTGTCAAAATCAAGTTCTTTTTTTTCAATGCAGAGTATGTCTTCCCACATATCTAATCCCCATGTTGCAGTGTCAACAAATAATTGGTTAAAGGTATCATCAATATCTTCTTTAAGAATATTTAATTCTGTATCGTATGCACCTTGTATCTCCTCTACAATGTAATTTCTATCAAATGATGGTAGTTTATCAATTAGCTTCATTGATTTTCCACCTCACTAAAATTAACAGTTGTTACACTAGGTATTTTATCTTCATTAATAGTTATATTATCTGTACTTCCATTTATAAGTAGGTTACTTAAATCGTGTACACCAGTAGTATTTATAAGTATTCCCATTACTTTTGTATAGATTATCTCTCCTCTAATATCTCTAAAGTATGTATTTATACTTTCTAGGAAAGATTCTTTTACATTGTCTAATGTATATCCATCTTCTAGTTTCATTACTGCACTTATACTTATTTCTATTGGTAATGGTGTCACAACTGTTATAGTTGGTCCAATAGGCTTCTCTTCATCTATATGTTGCTGACACCTTTCAATTGTTTCTGTATCAACAGCTTGATTATTTTTCCCAAATATCAAGACCTTAACTGTTCCCGGACCATCCCATCTTGGATAAACCTTAACATTATAGACTCCATCTACTTCCAAAGCCCATTCTTCATAGTGAGCTTTATTTCCACTTGTAGCTTGATTTCTTTGGATTTTATAAAATCTTTCTTTTAGTTCTTCATCTGTCTCTATATCTGTACCACCTTCAAAACTTCTTGTGTTAGTAATCTTTGTTACTCCAGATATATTATCAACTAGTTTAAATTCACAATTTGTAGGTAAATTATATTTCTTACCAACTTCCAGAGCTTGAACTGGGCTATTGTCACCTTCTTCACTACCAATAGTTACATCTTTTATTACTACAAATAGTAAATCTCTATATGATATTATTGTGCCATTATTTATTACAGTACCTTTCTCTCCAATAAATTCAACTTCTCCATTTGACTCTGTACCTAACTTTCTATATACACCAAATTCATTGACTCTTTTATCAAGAAACTGGTTATATGTGTCTTGTATAAAAGCCATTTTATGCATCTTTGAAAGTTCTAGATATATCTTCGAAAGTTCTAGATTATTTCCAGATACCATGTTGTTTAGAAAAGAACCTTCTCCTTTATAAATATCAAGATTAATATTTTCAAGAGTTCTATTTTTTATTACTTCATATGTCTGGTCACTATACATTTATTTCCACCTCCCCATAGATAGTGGATACTTTTACATTTGCACTCAATATGTCTCTGTTAAAGTTAGCACTTTTTACGTTTACTTCTAATATATATGGATTTATTAGAAGGGCCTCTTTTATGAATCTACTAGCTTCACTTTCTGTAAGACCTTTTGTATATTTTTGTCCTATTAGTTCTGAAAGCTCTGTCCCATATTCTAAAGAGTATATCTCATGTTCATATCTATTTGTCTTTATACACTTGTATATCCAAACTTTTAAGGCTTCTTTTTTTTCAATTATTTTAAAGTCACCTTTTTCTAAAATAGGTTCATCTTTTTCAAAATCCCATGCCACTTCACGAAAGATTGGCAATTCTTCTGTTTTAGGTAAGATATAATCCTCTGGGACACCTATAAAAGGAAATATTGTACTCATTATAAGCTCACCAACTTACTTACAACAGCAAATTTTTCGCCTATTCTAAACATTATTACCATATCCCCAGATTCAAAGTTATCTATAAAAGGATTTTTTACTTCATGCTGGTGTTCTTGATTTGTTTCTGTGTCAAATGTTTCTAGCTGTCTATCAATCATCCAACTATCTATCAAAATATCTTCTTTTTCTAATATGATGTTATTTGTCTCTATTTTTAAATCTGGTAATTTACTTTTAATTTTTCCAATAAAAAAAGAAGGTTGATTATGATACTTTCCTTCTTCTCTTATTATTCCTATAAATTCATTTATTGGATTAGCCATTATATCACCATCCTTTTATAATACTCTCCTAGCTGTGTTAAAATCTCTTCTACTACTTAACTTACTTATTTTAACTACATCACCTTTTTGTGGAGCATGTAAAAATTCTCCATTACCTATATATAATCCAACATGGCTGACTGGATTATGAAAAAATACTAAATCTCCTGCTTGAAGATTTTTTTGTTCTACTTTCTTGCCTTTTTTAGATTGTTGATTTGACGTTCTTGGCAAACTAACATTAACTTTTTTAAAACAATAGACCATTAAACCAGAACAGTCAAAACTACTTGGTCCATTTCCACCCCATTTATAAGGTTTACCTAGATGTTTTTTTGCTTCTGATATTACTATTTTAGCTTTATCAGATACATTACCAGAATAACCACCAATAATAATTTTTCCTTTTCTTCTTCCAAATTTACTAGCTTCTTCAACATTTCCAAATAAAATATCTATATGGTATGTTCCATTCTTTTCTATAGTTATTGCAGGTCCTACGTCATTTACTTTATAGACTCCATCACGACCAGAAACTCCTGTAATTACCTGTATTTCATCTCCATAGTTTAATAAAGGATGTTTATTTAAAAACTCTTTTGTATAATAAGTTTGCTCATATTTACCAACCATAGGAGCAGCGCAAGTTTTTTTAGATGGGTCAAGTTTTTTCTTTCTACAATCTGTATCTCCACCTTCTTCTTTTCTAGGACAGTAAGCTGTAAATTCTGCTGTAAACTCTTTTCCTCCTGCATAATCTTCTCCCCCTAAATTACTTTCTTCCTTAGGTTCATCCTGTCCTGCTGACTTTTCATCCATAAGATTTTGAAAATTAAGTTCAAGCTCAATTTGATATTCTCCATTTTGCCAAGTATGTTTGTCTGTATCTATATAAAATAGTCCTACAAGCTTTGTATAAGAATCTTTAACTTTTACTCCTCTACCAGTTATACAACTTACATCTCCATAACCTTTAAGAGAACAGCTTTTTTCTATCCCATTAAACTCGCTATCAATATCTACATCTTGATTTTCTTGTTGCTGAATTACTTTTTGCATTATTACATTTACTTCCTTAAAAATTTCATTATCTATTTTTTCGCTAATCTTGCTTCCATACTGGTCTACCACTATTACTTTATTTTTTACATTTTCCATGCTCTCCGAAAAGGTGGTATTTATAATATTAAATCCCTCTTCAAACATAACACTTAATGTAACAGTTCCTTTTTCAATAACATTAAACTTATCTAAATTGGCCTCTATCATATACTTTTTCTTTGTCTTTTTACTTGCTTCTGTATATGCACTCATTATTGTGTCATAACCATTTACTCCTATAAACATCTTTGTATACTTGACATTGGTCTTTGCTATTATTCCAACTGAAAGCCTATTTTCAGCAAATACTTGCTTTGCTATGTCTTCAACTAACTTATCTTTAAAATTGTATGACACTTCACTTTGTGTAAGTAAAAATCCCATATCTTTAGATACAAAACTAATTTCATTACTGCTTGAATCTTTAGACCTATTAATTATCATTCCTCTAAAGAGTTCTTTCTCATCTACATAGAAACAGACTGTACTAGCTATTGGTATATCGATTTGTTGGAAATTTACATCAAATGATGATTGTATTATTGAAAACTCTAGTGTCCTTGATGGAGATTTATAATCACCTGACCATGATACCTTGTCTACTATGTCAGTTATGTCATATATACTTCCGTTTTTTATGTGTACCCAAATCTTAATAATAAAAAATCACCTGCCTTTTCATTTAATTCTATCAGCAGTTATTTATAACTTATTATCTATAATAGTTATTGTTTTGGAGTTACTTTTGGTATCTTTATTCTTTTATACTCTTTTAAATCTAATGTAAAATATACATCTCGAGTCCCATCTCTTTCTTCATAACTAAACCCTTCAATTATGACTTCCATATTTATATTTGTTTCCGTAATTGTAAATCTTAATATAAAACCTTCCTTCATCCATTTTTCTATCTTATTTACACAATCATATGGTGATGGAAAACCTGTATAGTCACAGAAAGTATAGTCTTTATTTGGAAAAAAACTTGATATTGAAATGCTTTTAAGAGCTACACCACCAAAAGTTGCTATTTCACCTATTTTGAGTATACTAGAAGAGTTTACAGCAGCTTTTCCATTAATACTAAAGGAAGATGGAAATACTGGAAATCTAAATCTATCTTCAGCTTGTCTAAGCCACATTTCCATTATAAGACACCCCCTAACTGTGCCAATTGGATACTTGCAACTAATTTTGATGTTATCTTTTCTATATCAGCTTCTTCTCTAATCACTATTGTATCAGCTAACTTAGCTATGTTTATATTTCCACCATTTTTTCTGCTTCTATATTGATTTGCTTCTTGTTTAGTTAAAACCATTTCACCTTCATGGAGTCTGGTTTGATAGTCATTATAAGGAACATAGTTCAATCCAAATGCATTATTACCTTTCTTACCTGAATAAGCTTTACCAGAATCACCAGCCTTTGTTCCAGCATATGGATTATCTTTGTAATTTTTTTTACTCTTTTCCACTAGATTTAAAACTGTTCCTGTGATGCTTCCATTTTTTATCTTATTAATCATAGTTTGCCACCATTTACATATATCTTTAACTATTTTACATACTTTATCTAATATGTTAAAAAAAGCTCCCAATATTGGCTCTATAATTTTCCATCCAGTTTCCAACAGAGGTCCTAAGGTCTCCCATACAGTTTTCCAAATAACACCCAGTGTCTCTATAAAATTGTTTATTTGAGGTGCATATTCACCTAAAAAAGTAAAAATTCTTGTGATAATAGGACTAACAGCTTCAACTACAGGTCCGATTAGTTGGAATGCTGTAGTTACTATTGTACCAAATATACTTATTAATCCTTGTGCAATTGGTGATTTATTGTTTATACTATCTAGTAAATTATTTACTAAGTTTACTACTGGAAGTAATGAATCTATTAATGCTGTAAAATCGATATTTTGTAATAGTGTACTTCCTGCGTTAACAATTGCTTTTGGTGCATTCCCTATCATTGTTGCTGCATGATTTTCAAAACGTTCTTGCTTATTTTCAACCATCATTTTACGCTTTTCAGCCTCATTAGAAATTCGATATTGAGTAGAATCAGAAAACTCTTTTCCATTTTTTACACTTCTAGATTGCATCTGGTCATATTTGTTGCCAATAATTATCTTACCATTCATTACATTGCCTATTTTACCAGCCATTTTTTCAGATAAGCCAGCTAAATTGCCTAATCCACTTTCTATAAAAGTTTTTATTTTCTTTAGTCCTTGACCTAAAATATCATCAAAAGGTTTAACAATACTCTTCAAGCCATTGTTAATGCTTGTTTGAGCTCCTGATATTATACCTGGTATTGTATTACTCATTTCTTTAGCTAACCCCATCTGCTTTACACTTATGCCTTCCAATGCTTCATCAAAAGTTTTATAATTTTCTCCTACCAGAGTATTAAGAGATTCCATGTTTCCTTTTGCTGCACTTAAGAAAGCTGCTGATACATCTTGTTCACTACTTGTATTCATATTTAAAGCTCTAACATCTACCATAGCTTGAGTTATATCTTTTTCTTTTTTGCCACCAGTAATATTACTAATCATTTTAGCTTTAGTTCCCATTGCAACAACATCTTCAGGGTCAAAAGGCGTATCATTTGCCATTCTTACTAAACTGCCATAATAATCATCAACATCTATTTGATTAACTTTTCCAGTATTTCTTTTCATTACACTTTCTAGAACAACTTTCTGATTTTGTTCCTGACCAAGTAAATCAACACCCTTTTTCACAGCGACACCTATAGTAGCACCATTTGTCAAATCAGATATCTTCCCTTTTATCGAACCAAGTATTCCACTTGCCATATCCTTTACAGCTATTGCACCACTCCATACCTTACCTGCAAATAATCTCAATTTGGGAAATACTTTACTTATAATGCCACTTGCCATATCTTTTATAGCTATTACACCACTCCAAAAAGTATTTTTAAACAACATTAACTTAGGCAAAATTCTACCCATAGCACTACTCACCATATCTTTAAGATTAATACTTCCTTGATAAGGACGTTTCTCTACTTGTTTTAATTTTCCCAAGATACTACTTATCACTCTCTTAGTCATATCTTTTGCTTTTATTACGATATTCCAAATCTTGCCACCAATCTTTTTTAAATTTCCAAGTAATTTATTTTTAGTTTTTTCTACTTCATCACTTTTAGCTTTAAATATTAATATAATCATAATATTTGAATTAAACTCATTTTTCTTTTGAATCAACTTATTAAAATAATCAATAATCATAGCTATAGTTATTGCTAGTCTCATAATACTTCCATTTAAACTTCCAATAACTCCTGAAACAGCATTTATGCTAGAACTTAATTTTGTCATAGTTGAACTTACACTACTAGCAGTAGTTTGAACTTTTCTTAACGAGGAATTTAAACTGTTTACTCTATTACTTGCACTTCCAATAGAATTTTTTATGCTACTAGCCATTACATTAGTGGAAAGTGAAACAGCCACAGTTGCTCTCCTAAAATTATCAGTTACTGATATAATTTGATTCATTTTTGGTGTGTAATTATCTGTAAGGTACATATTTATACCTTCTTCTCTCACATTTCCCATTACATACCACCTCCTGTCAAAGGACACACTCCATATCCATGTTTCATTTTTTCAACTTCTTCCTCAATTTCTAAGGCGAAAAAAGCTTCAATAAGCTTTAATTCGCCTTTATCCATTGCATAAAAAAGGGACGGTCTTATACCTTTTTTCTTCCAATAATAGTACATTATTGTAGTCCTGGTATCCGTCCCTATTAGTTTTTTACCTCTTCTATCACTGCATTTTTACCATAACCCATAACATCTTGAAGTATTCTATATAAGTTGGTAATTTCACCTGGTAATAATAATTTTCTTGCTAATTCTTTTGGTGTTGGAGCCTTAAATTTATCCATTAGCTCCTTATTTTTAAATAAAAGCTTTCCATCCAAATCACAAACACCTTCTATAATTGTAAGCATCTGCATCTCCGGTAAGTCTATATCCGTTTTCATATTTTCATCAATTTTAAGACAAGTATTTTGTATTTCTTCATCTTTACTTATTGTTAAAGCTCTACACATTACTTTAAATTCCTGCCCAAATATAGTTGATAATCTCTTAAGTTCAACTATAGTACTTGGTCTTTCTAAGTTTTCTGTATCTGAATTTAAAAGTAAATCTACTATGTTTATATTTTTTGATAATCCATTTTCACTCATTATTATTTGCTCCTTTATCAATCAAATTCAATCAACTAACTTTTTTACTTATTAACTATCTGAATTTATTAAGTATATACTTACTAAATATCAGTATAAAACTAAATATAAAACTAAATTATATCAAGAAAATCATACTCAGTAAATGTGAAAGGAGCTTCTATCTCTCCTTTTACTCCAACCTCCCAATCAGCTAAAGTTAAATCATCAAATGCTATATTTTTTACTGCTATTCTTTCTGCTCCATAAGAATCTGGGTCATTTAATTTTGATATAGCAACAAATCTAGGTTCAGAACCTCTCTTTATCTTTTCTCCAATTAACTTGTGCATTCTTGAACTAACGTGGTATAGAGTTATTGAGCCTTTTCCTTTATATCCCATATACTTTGTATCAGTACCCATTTGACCTGCTATTATAATATCTTCTTTTGTAAATTCCATCTTTGCTTGAAATTTCTTTACTTCTGCTACTTTGTTTCCATCAAGCCAAAGTTCTCCCCAAGTACCACTCATTACATTTCTAGCTTCCATATTTGCCATATTAATAATCCTCCTATATTTCTATTGATAAATCTATATCTTCCATAGCATCAAGTACTTTTATTTTTGCTTTTAAAAATACTTTAGAACCTGTGTTAGCTTCTTTTATTTCTTGTAATGTCATATAAGATAAATCTACTCCTTTTGATTTTAAATACGATTTTTGTGCTTCAAAATCTATTTCAACAGTAGAATCAGATTCTATAAGTGCTGATTTTTCTAATTCTTCTAAATAACTTTTTATAGCTACTATCAATAAACATTTGTTGTCATAACTGTTAGTAACCTTTCCTATATAGTCATCTATTATCACCTTTCTTATGTCACTATGTATAATATCTAAAGTGTCAACTATTTTTATTTTCTGGAACATTTCTCCTTTTTCTGCTGTTAATTCAGTTAAAGAATTTACTCCTCTAGCAATTCTTATAGCTCCTGCTTCTTTAATAAGTATAAGCTCTCCTTTATTAACCCTTGATTCTGCATCAACTTTCGTCATCTTAGGTATATCGACTACATCACTAAGTTTAGTATAAGTTACTGATTGACTTAAAGGTGTACCTGCTATAAGTCCAGCCACCCTGCTTGTAAACTCATCAACACTGTATTTCTTTTCTCCAACTAACACATCTTCTGTAGTAAAATTAATTATCCCTTCATGATTTCCTACAACTTTTCCTAATACAGCTTTAACCTTAACCTTATCTATATCTCTAAGTTTAATTATCCAATTTTTTATAGCAGTCTTATCAGCTTCTACTGCTTTTGGCATACATAGATAATTAAATTCCTTAGTCTCTAAAAAATCTAATGCAGTTTGAATATCTGCTTCTCCTTCTATTACATAAACTAATAATTTATTTGGAGTGTTAACATTTCCCATCAAAGCTAAATTTATATATTCTTTATTTTCAGCAGATAAATCAACTGGTATATCCTCTTTTTCATGTATTTCATTAAGACCTAGTGCCTTAGCATCTTTAAGTACCATTGCAATTATTCCTCTAGCTGAACGTTCTTTAACAGTTGTAGCTAGCTCCTTAAATGATATGTTGATACTTGGTAATCCTATAGCCATACTATCACTCTCCTAAATTTAAATTGATTTCTTTCATATTTTCATATACTACATCTTCTTCATATACACTATCCAGATAGTTTAGTGTAAATGTAAAGTTCAATACATAAATTGACTCTTCTTTTTTAATACTTTGTTCTAGCTTTGTTATATTTAATTTTCTGTCTGTTACCTTTATATTTCTGTTAAATAGCTTATTTAATTCATCTGAAATTTCATACATTCTAATACTCTTTGACTGTGGTTTTGGTAAGTATTTTATAGAGATAACAATATCTTTGTTATTCGTATTTAACATTACAGGTGTACAAATAACTGATAGTATACTTACAAAAAAACAAGACCCTTCAGAGCCTTGCACACTTTCATCATCAATAAAAATACTTTCAGTAAAGTTTTTTTTGAGAATCTCAATAATTGTTTCTAATATTTCCTTGTATTTAAGCAAATAATCACCACACTATCACTAAATATTCTTGCTTAATCTGATAATCTTACTATAAATGATATAAGTCATTTTTAAATATATATCTCATTTATTCCTGTCAAGTATCTTCTATATTTTTAGGTAATATTATTCTTTTCAATCTATCACCTCCTTCAATATGGATTTCTTTCACAATAACATTATCTCACATATTTTATTGCCTATTGTTGCAATGGTGTATATAAAGTGTTGTAAAATTGTCCTATTTTTTATAATATCTCACTCAATTTAAATATCATCTTTTTCTTTAAATTGTAGCAAGATGTTCTATCTAAGTGTAGTTTCATAGAAATATATGTCATATTGTTTTTTGTCTTACTATTATAAAAAAGATTAAAAAATTCCATTTCTATATCATTTAGACACGTTAGAGCATTTTCTATCTTCTCTTTTTCTATTTCTATATCTTCTTTTTCCATTTTTAATTTTCTTAATCTTTCCTCTCTTTTTAACACCTCATTTTCCACAGAAGAGCTTATGTTATATGTGTTACTAGTCTTTTCTGTATATACCATTGCTCCACATCCAGAGTATTCATTCTCACATCTTTTTATGTCCAAGTTAATATTCTTTATCTTTATATCCAAATACTTATAATTATGTAATCTTTTATCTGTTTCTTTAAATAATATATCTTTTTTGTTTTCCATAGTACTTCCCCTTTTTTATATACTTATTATTAGCTTCAAATTTACAATAATCTCTTTAGTGCACAGTTTTTTACTAATCTCACAACTTTCAAGAACATATTGTTCTATAACTGTATAAAAAAAACTTCTTCTATATTTTGTTCTAAAATACTAGAAATCTTCTTAGCCATAAGAAGTCCAGGATTTTTTATACCTCTTTCTATTTGAGATATATAATCATTTGTAATTCCAGCCTTTCTGGCAAGTTGAATTTGTGTCATACCTTTGCATTTTCTATAATATTTCAAGTTATTTTTAAACATTGTTTTATACCTCCATTACTATTAAGAATATTTTGTTCTTCCTCACTTAGATTATATAGAATTATTTGTTCTTTATCAATAGATTTTAGAAAAAAATATTCTTTTATATTTTATTAGTTTTATTTTTTAGAACAATTTGTTATAATCTATACATAAGGTGGTGTTATAATGTTTGCCAAAAGATTAAGAGAACTTAGAAAGGAATTTGGATTGACTCAAAGAGAACTTGGAGAAAAAGTAGGCGTTTCCCAAAGAGTCTTAGGGTACTATGAAACAGAAAACAGATTTCCTGATGAACACATTTTAAATAAATTGGCTGATGTATTTAATGTATCAGTTGATTACCTTCTTGGAAGAACCTTAGTTAAGGAAAATATTGATACAGTAGCTGCACATAGAAAAAATCCACATGAAGAGTTACCTGAAGAAGCACAAGAACAACTTAATGATTATATAGAATTTTTACTAAATAAATATAAAAAAAAATAAACCATATGATGAGCAGTCTATTTTTCTGCTCTTTTAATATAATTTAAAGGCAAACATACATTCTATTTTAGGGGGATTTTTATGAATAATTTGGATAAGCTTTTTGAATTAGCTTCTCAAGAAGAGATAATAATTCATTATACCACTTATATTGCAGGTGATTTAGAAGGACTATATATAAACAAACATGGTATTAAAATTATATCATTACTCAGTAATTTAAAACAAAACTCAAAAAAATTGACATCCATCTTAGCTGAAGAACTTGGACATCATTTCACTAGCCTTGGATACTATGTATCCTCTTATAACGATTATTATACAAAAATTATTATAGATAAGTGCGAAAATAAAGCCTTAAAATGGGCTTGTGAGTTCTTAATTACTGAAGAAGATATAATAAACATAATTAACTCTGGCATCACTTGCGTTTATGAAATGGCAGACATACTTAATGTGGATATTACTTTCTTTCAAAAAAGATTAGAATTTCTATCATTAAAAAAACAGTCTTTACAACTTGGAAATAATAAATATTTAATATTAACTAATTTGCCGTATTTCTACATATTTGATCCAATTTCATAATAAAAATAGTAGTAATTTTAACTGGCTTAACAGTAAAATCTATATATTTATTTTAACAAATTTTGGTTTCTATAAATTCAATATTAATATATAATAATGATATCATATTATTTAAAATTCTAAAAACAAATATATGCTTTTGTTAAGAAAGGTTGTTTGATGAATGTATAAAGAAAAGTTGTTTGATAATTATTTTAAGTTCTTAGCACTATTATTTTGGCCAATTATGTGGTATAAGTGGATAGTAATTTCAAATGGTACTCTTGAAAATATGTTATTTACCATATATGCAATCGTCGCAATTGTTTTCATCATTTTATATTCGGTGTTTATGATAAAATATAAAGACATTACACAAATAGATTTCTTTTACAGGATAAGTACTCTACTTGCTTTTATATTTACACTTTTTAGCTTTTTAATATACCCAAAGAGTTTATTTTTCTTGTATTTAAAGATTATTTTTACTGGAATATACCTTTATTATTCAATAGTAAAAACTCTTAAATTTAAAGATGACGAAGGTGTAGTGGGTATTATGAGCTCACTTTTATTAATTGTAATAACTTTGTTCTACTAAATTTAATTCTATTTGACTTAATATGGCTTTAAATATTAGACATCTACATTATTTTCTGATATTATTTAAGATGGTAGTCTTATATTAATAATGAAATACACTATGAAGGAGTTAACTATTATGGAAAAAAAAGTTTTAGCAACAGTTGGAGAAAAAGAGATAACTAATATTGATATTGAAAATGCATTAAAATCATTAGACCCTTATCAAGCTATGCAATTTAAAACTGAAGAAGGAAAAAAACACTTATTAAATGATTTAGTGAATCAAGAATTATTCTTCTTAGATGCTAAAGAAGAAAAATTAGATGAAGAAGAAATATTTAAATTAGAAATGAAAAAGATAGAAGAAAATGTATTAAAGCAATTTGCTATAAATAAAGTTTTATCTAGTGTTAATGTAACAGAAGATGAAAAAGTAAAATTCTTTGAAGCTAATAAGAGCTCTTTCTCTAAACCAGAAAGTGCAACTGCTAAACATATATTAGTAGATAGTGATGAAAAAGCTAAAGAAATACTTGCTCAAATAAAATCAGAAGAAATATCTTTTGAAGATGCAGCTCTTAAACATTCTTCTTGCCCATCTAAAGATATGGGTGGTGATTTAGGAACATTCGGTAGAGGACAAATGGTTCCTGAATTTGAAGAAGCTGTGTTCTCTATGGCTAAAGGTGAAGTAAGTGAACCAGTTAAAACTCAATTTGGATACCATATAATAAAATTAGAAGACCTTCAAGAAAGTACAGAGTCTACATTTGATGAAGTTAAGGCTGAAGTTGAAAAAAGTTTATTATATCAAAAACAAAATGAAGTTTATGGAAATAAGATAAATGCTCTTAATGCTAAGTACGGAAACCTTGTAAAATACAACGATTAATCATAAGGTCATATATAAAAAAGCTGTCTTTTCACAATATTTATTAGAAAAGACAGCTTTTTATATTAAAGTTTAAATATTCAGTTTCATATTATCATTCTTTTATTGTAAAGAACTCAGCTTAAAAGTTTAAATAAGATTTTTAATTATCATTAGCTAAATTTTTATATCCACGTATTATCTCATAACAGTAACCTATTACATCTCTTCTTTTTATTATCCCAATAAATGTGTCTTGGTCATCTATAACAGGAATGAAATTTTGATTTAAAGATTTTATAACTAAATCTTCAATATCTGCGTTGATGGAAACAGGAGAATTATCCATTTTTCTATTTATATCTGTCACTGGAACATCTTCCAATCCCTTTAAGTCCAGATTTAAATCATTTTTTAATGTCCATAAAAAATCACCTTCTGTTATAGTTCCAACATATTTACCATCCTTACTTATTATTGGAATTGCAGAGTATTTGTGATATTCCATTTTTTCTAGGGCTTGCCTTATAGTGTAGTCTTCATATATATATGCTACTTCACTTTTTGGTGTTAGAAAGAATAATATGTTCATTACACTACCCACCGTTACTGAAAACTTATAAATATTACTCAATATTTATAATGTTACTTTTTTGCAGTAACTTTCTCCTTTCTTATTTTCTAAGTATTCTTAATACTATACGCTGTAACAAGCGTTTTTCCTTTGCTCATTTTAATCTTATTATGCTTTATTAATATTTTTATATGGTCTATCAGTATCACTTATTCTCTTTTTAGAAAATTTACTAAAAATTAATTGACTTAAACTTAGCCATAATAATTTTACTCTACACTATTAATTTTAACATATTTATCTCATTATTAATGATTTTATTTTAATAATTTTAATTTATTTTGCTATTAATTTTATTTACAAAAACTGAAAAAACCGCTAAATGATTAGCGGCTTATCTCTCATATTACTAGAACACTAATATATATGAATTTTTAATTATAATCTAACTACGTTAGCAGCTTG